ATATGACATCAAAGACAATCAAGTAGAGCCAGTGTATGAAGAATTACCTGGTTGGTCTACTGATTTGACTGGTCTTAGAAAAATGGAAGACCTCCCGAATGAGTTGACAGATTATATCAATTATCTGGAGAAGCAACTTGAGACGCCAATCACCGTTGTCTCTGTGGGCCCAGATAGAACTCAAACCATCCGGAGGAACGCTGTGATGGCATGAGGTTTTCATGGTCGATGCACATGAAACACATTGTTACAATCTTAGTTCTTTGCCTTTCTTGCGTTCAATTTGTCTCCGGACAAGAACGTATGAAGGTTGAAATCCTCAATGCGGACGAAGGAAAACTTGACCCGAAAATTTCCAATGCTCAACGTTTTCTTGGAAATGTAAAGCTCAAGTACAATGAAACTATCATGACATGTGATAGTGCCTATAGATCATCAACTTGCTCATATAACATTAGCAGAGTGCTTTGAAGTAGGATCTACATTTTATGTTAAAAACATGAATGCTGCTGCGCTCTTAAATAAATGGGTTAAAAATCCAAACATATCTAGATTATTATCTGAAATGCAAAAGGGAGAACTCCATCCTAATTTTGGTAAAACATATGACTATATATATGGGATTGAACGTTCATCTGAAATAAGAAAATTAATGTCGAGTGTTAGATCAGGGCACCTAAGTCATCAGTTTGGAAATACTGATAAGTGGTATAAAAATCAAAATGGAACAGAGGAGAGGAAATGTAGTGATAGTTGCATTCCACGTGGATGGAGTCCGGGAAGAATATTAAAATTTAATCATTCAATCGAAAGTAAAAAATTAATAAGTAACAGTATGCGCGGTAAATCTAATTCTGAATCACATAACGATAACATAAGAATATCAAGATTAGGAACATCACATTCAGATGAAACAAAGGAAAAAATGAGATTAAGTAAGCTTGGTAAAAAACAAAGCATTGTCACATGTCCACATTGTAATAAAAGTGGAGGACCTGGTGCAATGTCAAGATATCACTTCGATAAATGTAAACTAAAAGATAAATAATATAGAGCACTCATAATTCGATGCCTCATATTAAAATTATCCTTCCTAATAATGCACAACAAGGAACACCTTGTAAAGATAATCAGACGATTACAAACCTTTGTATCAATACTTATCTTTGTAGTAGTATTTATGTTCTCATGGGAAGTTACGGGATTCGAGATAACAGAGATTCAATTATCTAAGTGGGGAGAAACAGGTTCAACTGTAGAATTAATATGGAACAGCGTAGTTTGCACCCTAGCGGTATCAATACTAATAAACTCAATACTATACATATCGCACAATAATAGAATAATAGCTAAGCCCTTATTGTACTGCATGTTCTCATTTATATCTGTTTGTTTATTTACAGTAGGAGCATTTAATGTAAATATTCATATTGTTCATAATATAGCAGCATATCTATTCTTCTTTGCTTATCCATTAGTAATATTCATATTTTCTTATATTAATAGAAAACACTTAATCTACAAGGATTGGTTACATCATGTAATTATAAGCATAGGTATGATCACTCTTCCATTATTATGTATTTCACTATTTAATGGAATGGCAATTGCAGAAACTGTACATATTGCATTTGTTATAGTATGGAATTTAAAGATTGCATTCAAATAAGTAAGATAACAATATGATACATTCTGTATATATTGGAGATCGATACGTGTGTGACGTACATCACACAGTAGAAACACCAGGAGTGTTATCTCTAAAAGAAAGAAAGTCTATTGAAAAGAAAGCCAATGCTACCATAGAGATGGAGAAGGCTTGGTGGAAATTTAATAGTGTAGGCTGCCTAACCATAAAATATAAAGCATAAAAAAAGGAAGACCGAAGTCTTCCTTTTCCATATTCTAGTTAATCTATCGATTAAAGAGTGTTTGAAGGTGCAACACCACCAGTTAACACTGCCATATCTCCACTAACTTCCATGTTGATATATTGTGTTTCTGGGTGCCATCCTGCTTCAGTGATCGCGTAACGAGATTTCATTCCGATCTTTGGAGAGAATGTTCCTTCAGCTATAGTCTGTAAAGACTCAGCCATGATGTAAGGCATGAATTTAACTCCTGGCTCTTCATCAGCTCCTTTACGACCGATACAAATTCTTGTATCTCCGAAAGATAAGTTAGGATCTACGTAAACTTGTACTCCGTAAACTTTTCCAGCTGGGTAAAGGTTTCCAGCAACTCCACTCATATCCGTAGGTACTTGTGCAATTGAGTAACCAGCTACATCAGCTAACGCAGATGCAACACGACCATTTGTTACCATGAATGTACCTGCTCCGAATCTACCTCTGTGGTAAATTAAGTTAGATAATTCAAGGATTTTTGTAACTAATCTTCTTTGAAGAGTAGAAACATTTTCGAATCCACCTGTACCTGCTAACAAGTCTAGAGAAGTGATTCCAGCACCCTCAACAGCATTTACCTCAACGTTGTGAGCGTCTGCCATTTGGAATACTCTATCTACTAATCTTTTATTGATAGATTGTGCAAGATCGTTTACTGCAACGTTCTCTAACATAGAGATAACATCGTAATTCCAAACTCTGTTCAAATCTTGGATTTGCTCTACAGATGCAGAGATCGCAACTTGATCAGTTTCAGCTTCGATGAATTTAGTAAACATTCTAAGACCCATTTGTCTGAATTTAGATGCTTCACCTTGTTCTCTTTGCATTGAACCTGGTACAGATCCTGTTGCTCCTAAATAAGGACCTTGGAATGCTGTTGCAGCATACGCATCGTCAGCAGTTGATGTAAATCCTGAGATGTGATTTTCTAATGCAGAAACTAATTGAACCATTGCAACAGTTGTTGCTACAGCTCCACCGGTTGGTGCAACACCACCGATAGTTGCAATACTAACACCTGCGAAGATATCCGCAGATACACTTACAGTTCCTGTTGGATCAGTAAGTACTTTAATGATTGCATGTCCATCAACTCTAGAATAACCAACGAATTGGTATGTTCCAGTTGCAGCTCCATTAGTAAGTAATACAGTTTCACCAGATACTGGTGCAACAGTGTTAACTCCTGATCCAGCAAGGGATGCAGCAGTTACTCCTACTAATTTCACCATGTATGGAGAAAATTCATCATCAATTTTACCACCTGTATATAGATAATCTAAATAAGGTAAGAAACCTACTGGAGAATCCATAGGTACAACAGGAACTAGGTCGAAACCAATAGTTTTTGCTGCTACTTGGATTGCTACTGGTAAAAGAGAAGGAAATTTATCTCCTGAACCTGAGTCTCCGTAAGCGTTTTTAGCTCCACCTGCTGTAAAAGGTGTTTGACCTGGTGTTGGTGCGAATGCCGCTCCCATACCTGGTAAAGCTCCTGGAGTTTGAAGGAATTGACCTGGTCCAGCTTGCTCAAACAACGGTGCAGTATTATCAAATATTGCGTGGTTGTGAGCATATTCTGCTAACCATGGTGTCTTACTCATATCAGCTCCGTGAGACTCCAAAATTGGTGCCCATGTGTTATTCAAACTTGCGTCGTTTGAACGTCTAAAAATTTTAGTCTTAGCCATTTTAAATATGGTTTTTTTTAGTTGTTAGCTCTTCTTTGCAGATTAGCTAGGTAATTTGAGGAATATCCTCTACTTGACTCAACTACCCTTTCAACGGATATCATACCTTCTGTACTTTGGCTTTCGTTAAGTTTTTGTATTTCTTTAATATTTTGTGCTTCAATCGCAACTCTTTCATTTACTCCTCTAAAGTCTTGCTCATCGAAAAATGATTTAACTTGGTAAGGTGTCTTTAAGTTATATAATTGAGATTTAGCGAAAATTCTGTTTTTCTCATTCTCATTCATCTTGTTCCAAACTGGTTTCATTGTGTCTGGCATGAATTTCTCAAGAATGTGTAAATCTTTAGTTGATTCATTGATAACAGCGTCCATAATTCCTAGAACATCTGATTCATTGAACCAAATTGTAGCTCCTAATGCTTCAACAATTGCTTGTTTCTTATTAGACTCTAATTTGTAGAAACCTGTTCTATTAGATTCTGAAAGAACTTTTAAGAATGGGTGTCTGTTTTCTAATACTGCTTTAGCTGAGTTAGAAGTAACTTCTGAAATAACTGCATCTACGCTAGATACTAAATTATCAATTGAAGCAGATTCAGTTAATCTCTCAACATTATCTAATAAACTTCTTTGTGCTGGTGCAGAAACTCCTGAATTCATTTGTTCTGCAACATATTCTGTATAACCAATTCCTTGAGTAGTTTTTTCAGCAACATATTGTGCATATTCTCTATTCTCGTTAATTGATTTTGAAAGATACTCTGAGAACTGAATCCCGTTATTAGCTCCTTCAGCTACGTATTCTGTATATTGAATACCTTTATCTAATTCTTCAGCTAAGTAGTTTTGGTAAGTAATAGAACCATTTAAGCTCTCTTTTAAATACTCAGCGTAATTAATCGTTTGATTTAATTTCTCTGCGATATAATCGTTATGACCGATACTAGTGTTTAGTTTTTCTCCAATATAACTAGTATATTCTATTGCATGATTAGTAGTTTCTGCTACGTGCTCTGTATAAGCTACGTTTTTATTAACCATTTCAGAAAGATAATCTGAATAATTAATAACTCCTTCTAGATGTTCTGCAATATAACTAACAAAATTATACAATTCGCTAAGATCTTGTCCTTCACCGTTTCCAGCAGACTCTAACAAAGCTCTTTGATTTTTTAATTCAGCTTTTACACTTTCGAAGTTTTCCTTAACAACTTCTGAATACCTGTTCATATTCTCCTTTGTTACAAAATCTTTATTTTCGGCCATTGTAATATTATTTTTTTCTGGTTGTATAGAGCTCTCAAACATGGATTCTATAGGATTATTTATTTTATATATTTTAATATTATCACCAAAGTTTAAACTTTCTGAAATATTAACTAAATGCTCCTTTTCTACGAATGAGTCTTCTTTTAAATGACTATAGCTTTCTGTTATCATTTGGAAATCACTTTTAAGTGATTCGTTCAATGTTTTTCTTAGAATTGCTTCAGTGAAACCGGGCTCTCCTACTAAATCGTAAGTAAATATTCTGTGAAGTTTAACTTTGCTAGATTCAAGAACTTGTCCTGCTGCTCTAGAAGAAATTGATAAATTAACTCCTCCATCTAGTAAAGCTCTTGCGATCTTTCCATTTGGAGTATTATTTAAAATTCTTAATTTGATGTTTACCTTATCTCCACCGTCGTAATCTAAAGCTTCGATAATATGTGATGCACTTTTAAGAGTTACATCGAAATGAGGTGGGTGATCTAAATCTCCAACAAGCTGACCCTTATCGATCTTATCCTGTAAATAACTTAAGTGTGGAAGATACTCGTCCTTCTCATAAACTCGGTTGTTGTTATTCTTAGCGCCAAATACAGCACAAACACCTTCTAATATATAATCATTAGATGTCTTTTTCATTTTTAAATCTTTTCCAACGTTTTCTACTATTAGTACAAAGTCGTCAAAAGAATTATTGCTTGATAAGTCCATTATAAGTCTGCAATTTTTTATTATTTATAACAGACTTAATAGAAAAAAATTAAATTTTTTCCTCTATTCTTGGATAAAAGATTCTTTTATAGAATTTAATGTTGATTTATTGATCTTTGTTAGATCAGGTGGAATGACGTTGAATTTAATAATGTAATTACCAATCTCGGTAGATTTACCTTTTATTCCCTGTCCTTTGATATTAAACTTAAGATCGTTAAGTTTTTTAGGAGTTGATATCTCT